TCCCACTCCATCGGCAGCGGGTAGCGGTTATCGAGTACCCATGTCGTCCCGTTCAGATCGACCAGCAGGACGGCGTGGTAGCCCTCGTGATTCGGGAAGCACCAGCACGTAGCGAGGCGCATCTGCGAGATCGGCATGCCCATCGCCTGAAGGTGCCGCATCTTGGCGAGCGCGAAGTCCTCGCAGTCGCCGCCCTCCTGGCCGATCGTTTCCCAGAACTCGGGCTGTCCGTACCGGTCCGCGTCGGCCTTGTACGGCATCGCGTTGACCTTGGTCTGGACGATCTTCAAGTCGGTGACGGTGAGCATTACTGCGTGCCTCCGCATTCGGCGCGCTCGAGATGCCTGGCGCAGTAGCCGGCAAAGCCAGAGGGCGCCGGAGCTTCGACGCCCGAGCCAACTAGCGGGCCGCTTCCGGAACCACACCCCCCAAGCAGCAACGCCACCCAGACGCCGACGAAAGCCAACAGCATGACCAGTACGGCGCGCCGCATTACAGTTCCGTCTCGTAGTCGAACGACAGCATCACCAGCGAAGTGTTCGCAAAGTAGGTGTCATTCATGTAGGCCAGCGCCCCGGCGGCGTAGTGGTACATCGAAACGATCGTGGTATTCGCGTTCATAATCGGCATCGGGTGAGTCACGGTCGACACCGTGTTCAGAACACAAGAACACGGCTGTGATGCGCCGGTCGTGTTCTTGATCTTGAAGGGCAGGCCATCAATCGTGCAGCTTCCCGTCGATGATCCCTTGGCGGTCAACGAGATGTAGATCGTTCCGACACAGCGGTTCCCCCGTTTTTTGTAACGCCCGAGGAAGGTGCCTGTCATTCCGGTATTGGCCGCACCGAACAGCAATACCGGCGTGAACGTCAGCATTTCATCGTGCTCAACGGCGGTCCCGGTCGATGATCCGCCTGCCGTGTTCTGCGTCAGTTCGACCTTGCTGCCGTAGGTGCCCGACCAGGGCGCGGCACCTGAGAAGTCGTAGATATAGCAATAGGCAAAACGGACTTTTCCGGCGGTATCGTCGATCTTTGCAAGCTGGCCGGCGCCGTTGCCCTTGACGTACAGGCCCAGCATATTGACTTGGCCGGCGCCGGTCTGCGTGACAACAGGAATGTTCGTGAATTGCTCGACATAGCCACCGACGACGGCGATGTTGCCGGCGGCGTTTCGGATGCCGGTCGTGGTGTAACCCTCGAAGGCGCAGCCAGACATGGAGATTCCGACGCTGGTCCCGGCGAAATCGATACCGATTGGAGCGTAGGCAAACGAGCAGTTCAGGAAGCGGCAGGCGCTCGACCCCTGCCCCACGTACATATTCGCGACGGTCTGGTAATAGAGCGACACCTGATCGAACGTGTTCCACAGCGAATACCCGACGTTCTCGCCGAAGATGCCGTACTCGCCGCCATAGATGCGCAGGCGACGGAACGAGCAATACTGCGCGTTGTGCCGGAAGTTGATTGCCTTCCCGGTCGTGTTTTCGGTCCCGCTGGTCGTCGATTTGAGGATGGTCATTTCCTCGAAGCGGGTGAAGTAAAGATAGCTGGCGCCGCCGGTCGTCTCGTCCTGGAATGTGTCGCCTGCAAACTTTGCGAGGATCAGAACGCCCTCGGTCGTCTCGCCGACCACGTTGACGTAGAGGGGGACCGTGATTACGGAAGTCGTCTTGTAGACGCCGCGCGGGAAGAACACTGTCACGCCGTAGTTGACCTCGGCAATCGCCAATGCTTTTGCGGCATCCATTGCGGCCTGGATGGCGGCTGTATCGTCCGCGACTCCGTTGCCGACCGCGCCGTAATCCTTTACGCTGATCGCCAGCTCGCGCAGCTTTGACTGTACGGTGCGAGCCACTGCGCCAGTGCCTGCCGCGATATGACCGAGCAATGCAGATCCACCGGATGCCGCGAGCGCGACAGCCAATCCAGCCGCATCGTAGGCATCGCCGACCGTAGGATTTCCCGAGCCATCAAATAGCAGAACCTTCCCGGCACGATCAGCGGCAGACTCAGCCATTACTGCGTCTGTCGTCTCGCCGGCCGGAATCTTAATTGACCGGATGCCGACATCGCGCACCTGCTGCACCTGCATTACCACGCGGTCGATGTCCTCGTCCAGCGTGGCGGCCAGCAGATCGCCGTTGTCCTGATAGTCGGTTTCCCGCAGATAGTCCATGTCGCGCTGGATCACGACTTCTGCCGCATTGGCCGGGGCTGCCAGGAAGGTGATATTCCCGCCCCCAGAGGCTCCGACCCCGCTGACCGTGTAATGCGTTGTCAGTGTTTTGGTGACGCCGTCAACCGTGACCAGCACGTCGGCGCTGTCCAGCAGCTTGAAGGTATAAGCAAAAACGGTTGTGACGCCGTTCCCGGTGTAGCTGTTGGATGTGGTCTGGTCGAGGACGGGCATAGTGGCAACTCCACGGAAGGTTGCCGAGTTTTACCCGTCAGGCGTGCGCGAGGGGTTCGCTATTGCGTATTTCTACATTTCCAGAGCGACTTCATGCACCCCGCTGGACGGGCGCCAGTCTGCCGGACCGGCCCCAGGCTCACCCTCCACCCGCGCCCTGATCCGCTCCGGCGTGTCGGTGATCGCTGCCGCACTGACATCGATATAGTCGTCGGCCTGGTTCTTGGTCTCGGGGTTGAAGTCCTTCATCTGGTCCCAGAATGGCCCCTCAAGCACGGACACATGCGCCCAGAGCATGCGCGCCGACATAACCGGCTCGAAGGCTTCAAGGATGCGCTTGTTCTTATTGAGGATGGACGGCTCGGCTACCACGCCACATTGCAGCTTCCGCTGTTTCAGGCAGGCTTTCAGCACTGCCGGGGCGAACTGCCCGATGCCGTTGGTTTCGATCACGGTGCGCGGGATGTGAAATTTCTCGATCAGGTCGCACAGTTGCCACACTTGGCCCCCGGTGATGGTCTTGCCGTCCTCGGAGAACTCGGCAATCTCTCCGGTCAGGGCGATGGCCCGGTGCAGGTAGCGCCGGCCATGCTCGTCCTGCAGCAGCAGACCCGCAGCGCTCACGTCGCTGTCGATCTTGCCGCTGGATGGATCCCAGCGCAGCGACATGCCGGAGATTCGCACCTTTCCCAGCCACATCGACGCCGCTGAATTGACGCGACGCAGCTCCGGCTCGACGGCGTAAGCGACGATCTTCGCCGGATCCAGTCGCGTCTCGCTGATCGGCTTGCTGTGCAGCTGGTACTGACTATCCCACTCGTTGATGGTGCGGCATTTCTTGCGCCGCTTGACGATCTCTTTCCGGTCAAATCGCTCGGGCCACGCACAGCCGGCGTAAAGGTCGAGCGTCACGCCTGGCGCCGTGGCGAACACTATCGCGCCGGCCACGACCTGATAGTCTGTGCCGGCCTTCAGGACAGTGGTGAATTCCCCAATGCCGGCGAATACGAAGTCGGGGACGAATCCGCACTCCACCCGCGCCGGGGCATTGTCGATGCGCTTTTCCTGCGCGAACAGGGGAATCTTAAGCACGTCAGCCCCCTTGCGGCCTTCCTCGTCATAGATCGAGTCGTGCGTGTGAGGCGTGCCGACGTAGAGAATCCGCCCTCCTGGAACCAGAATGTGCGTCTGCTCAGACAGCCGGAACCGGAGCTTTTCGCGGGCCTCCGGCGTGGCGATGTTGCGCGGGACTTCTACGTCATCATTCTGGATTTCGTCGGCGCGCGAGCTGGTGATGTTCGACAGGATGCCGGCAGCCTGCATCGATGGGTTCCGCGCATCGCTGGCGCCGGGCACCCACCAGAACGAGACTTCGCCGGTCGGTTCCGGCATGTTGCGCGTCAGGGGGTGCCGCATCAGCACGTTCTTGGTGTCGCGCGCCGTCTTGTAGGCGGTGCCGTCCTGGTCGCCCTGGTGCAGGATGCGATAGGCCGGATCGCGGTAGTAGCGCCAAGCGTTGTAGATGGCCAGGTGCGTCGACTTGGCTGCACCGCGAAACACCTGTAACACGCCAATATCTCCGCGCGACTCCATCCAGTCGGCGATCCGGTAGTGGAACAGCGGAACATTCCAGCCCTGAGCCTCGGCCCAGATATGGAAAAACTCGGCGTAGCTGGCTTTGTCCTCCATGCTACTTGTGGATCAGATGGCCCTTCTTTGCCTTGGCGACGATGCTCGAGACTTCCGACCGCGCCGACTTGATCATGCGGTCAATGCGCGCATTCTCGGTTTCCTCGGTCTCGTGATCGGCCCCGATCCCCTCGCGCTGCTTCAGCATCACGTATGCCTCGACGCGCGCCGCCAGCGCCAGCGATTGTGCTGCCATCTTTGTCAGCCAGAAGCGGTCCCCTCGGTCGTCCTTCGTTGCCAGCGTCAGCTTGCTGGCCTCGCTCATTTCTTCAATGGCGTGATTGACAGCTGCGTCCTGAATGCGCTGCAGTTCTGCCTTCTGTTCGTCGTTCATGATTACCCCCCTCCGATTCGTGTCATGTCTGGGGCGCGCGACGGTGCCACGCTGCCCGGCTCCCACCAATATTCCTGATTGAATTCCCGCCGCGCCCGGCTCGACATCGCCGAGAGGTAGCCCGGCGACAGTTCGTTCTGCAGCTGCTGGAAGAACAGATGATCCGCCGCGCCCTTGACGTACCAGAGCGAGGCACCCGGCGTCAGCCCCTTGACCGCCTTGACCGCCTCCGCGCCTATCTTCGTATCCTTGCCCTGCGCCGCCTGGATCAGATTCCCCTGCGTGAGCCCGATCATTTCCTCGGCCAGCCCAGCCACCGGCCCGAGCATAGCGCTCAATCCGCCGCCGCCGTGCTGCGTGGCCTCGGAGTAGATGAAGTCGCCGTACAGGCCCAGGCTGCCGCCCTTGAAGAACGCCTGCGCCCAGAACTTCGCCGCCTTCTTCGGATCGTCCCAAGGGTTCGCGTTCTTCGGATCGCGGCCGGCGAGGATTTCGCTGATCTCGACGGCCAGCCCACCGAGCAGCGTCGTGCCGACCATCAGCGAGGTCAGGTACATCGCCCGCCCGCCAGCCGTGCCGCCCTGCTCGCCGCCCCAATTCGCCCCGCGCGACACATGCCGCTGAATCATCGCCAGCGGGAAGGACTTGAACAGCCAGATGCTGCGCCAGATTTCGCCGCCGAGCGTGCCGCGCGCCTGCTGCCCGTGCGTCAACAGCTTTTCGCGCGCCCCAGGCGTGATCACGGCCATGTCGACCTCTTCCAGCACCGAGCCGAGCAAGCGGGTCGTGGCCTGGTCGCGCAACCTGGCCGGCGTGGTGTTGTTCGCCGCGGCGATCTTGGCGAGGTCGGCATCCGGAATCGCCCGAACCGCTTCCGGCGTCAGCATCGTGTCGTTGCCGCGCCAGCTTTCCAGCTTGGCCAGCTTCCACACCGCCCAATCGGTCTCGGTGACGCCCTTCGACAGCAGGATGCGGCTGTCGGTCGCGTCGAGTGCGCTGAACGCCTTGGTCTTGACCAGTTGCCCGATGCTGTCCATCATCGTCGCGCCGAATGCGGCCTTGCGCGCTGCCGTCATGGCCGACAGTCCGGATGCGCGGATCGTTGCCGTCGCCATTTTCGAGGCGAAACTGGCGCCCAGCCCCTCCTGTCCGAAGCGGCCAAGGTTCGATGCCATCACTTCGCCGGCCAGGCCCATGCGCGCCAGCAATCGGCGGTCGGTCTTGTTGGCAGGGTTCAGCGCGGTCAGTTCGTTGCGGAGAATCTGCATCTCGGGCAGGTTGTTGACGTGGCCCATCAGCGCCATCGTCGCTTCGTCGGTGATGGACGTGATCACGGCAGAACCGAGGCGGGACGCCACCAGCCATGAGCGCAGGGTATCGAACCCGCGCGCCATGCCCTCGTTCGCCACCGGCAGCACCTGACCGGCCACCTGGTTGAACAGGCGAGTCGTTTTCATGGCCTGCTCGTTCAGCGCGTTCGGATTGCCGGTCTTGGCTGCCAGTCCGTCGAGGATGGCCTGATCTCGGAACAGTTCAAAGCTGCGATTCGGGTTCGGGCCGAAGGTCTCGACCAGCGCGATCTGGTGCGCGATGCCGCGAACGTGGCCCATCATCACGTCGTAAAAGCCCTGCTCCCCATACTTGACCTGATAGGCCGTCCAGGCGTCGCCGTCCTTGAAATGGATCTGGCGCGACTCGCTGCCCCAGTTGGCGCGCATCGCGGAGCCTGTCACCTTGCCCGGCTCGATCTTGTTCATGCCGTTGCTGCTGATCGTGTCCCATGCCTTGCGGAGGACCGTTTCCAGTTCGGCATCGTCCATCAGTTGCCCATCGGGCCGGACGTACTTGTCGCGGTTCAGCATGGGCATGATGTCCTTCACCCATGAGTCGGCGCCAGCCTTCCAGACCTTGGACTGTGAGTGATGGTGCGGCAGTCCCCAATCCTCCAGCTTCCCGATGTCGCCGCCGGCCGCGTTGAATCGCTGGCGCAGCAGTTCGGTCGTTTCCTTCCACGCCTTCGCGCCGGCTGCGGCTTCGGGGTGTCCGGTCGATTCGCCCATCATCTCCTTGACCAGCAGCCGGATACCGGCCATGTCCTCGACCATGCCGAAGAATCGCGGGTTCGTCGCCTCGAAGGTCTGCACCAACCGCCCGATGGCCTCGTCCGCAATGGCCTTGCCCTGAGTCTCGACCGACAGCACGCGCCCGGTCGCCTTGGCGTCGAAGGCCACAAGCTGATCCAGCGCCGTCAGGTTGTCAATTCCGCGCGTCTTGGCCGTGGCGAGGTAGTTCGCCACCCGGTCATGCGCCGCGATCGTGTTGGCGATGCGCTGCTTGACCTTGGCGGCATCGGCCTGCAATCCCTGCGAGGCGATCTCTGCCGCGGCTTCCATCATGGCGCGCGGGGTCACGGCCTGGCCGGCCTTCTGAAGTTCTGCCCGCGCCGCCGGCATGGCCGACCTGACACGGTTCTCGATGTCCTTCAGTTCGTTGGCGTTCAGCGCGCGGCCGATGGCCTGCGTCACGGCGTCGATGCATTCGGATTTCATCGCCTCGCCCCCATGTCAAACATGATTCACGAGCAGCACGCAGATGCTGCAATCTGCGCGAGGCGTCCCGGCAACTGACTGCGCAAACGCGGACATCTTGACCTTCGTCAGCGGCGGCAACGACAGCCACGGCAGCAGCATTTGGCTGTTCGTGTCGGCCGTCTGGTAGCTGTTGTCGCTGAAAAGATAGGTGGAGGATGGCGTCGACCGATCATCGGCGTGCACGGTCGCGCGCAAGCGGAAATCTATATTCCGCTGGATGGCGTGATAGTCCACGCCGCGAATGTAGCCGGTCCAGCCTGCGGGAACCTGAAACCGGCACGACATGCTGCGGTTTCCGCCGGCCGTGATCTTCTCGAATTCGACCGTTGTCGCCGCCGCGTTGCGGATCACGATATTCCCGACCGCGACCTCGTTGCTACCGACCGTGGCCACTTCCATCCATTGCACGGCCTTGATGCCAGCCCCGAGCGAAACCGCCGTGGTGCCGTTCATCGTGGCCGTCATCACGGCCGGCTCGTTGTTGGTGTCGAGATAGACGATCCGCACCGTTCGCGCTCCGGTGCCGGCGGCGGCATCGTTGGCGCTGCTGCTGATGATCTGCAACGTCTCGGCGCCAGTGAGCGCAACAATCAGATTCGTCGTCCCGGCGAAATCAACGATGTCATGCAGGGATGCCGTGTCGTTGAACGTGTTGCGGCGGCCGAGGATGTTCCAGACCTCGGCACGCTTGCCGCCGATGAGGCCGACCATCGAGGCGATGAACATGGGGTCGACGGCATCGATCAGCGCGGGAGACACGCCCATCGTGTAGCCGCTTGCCCCGAGAACTGAATCAGCGTTGCTCATGATGTTACTCCTATGGTTGTGCGGCCGGAATCATGCAGCCCTCAGAAAGCAGGCGACCGCAGCGCGCAAGCCTGTTTCCTGCTCGCGGGCGGCGGTTTCCAGATCGGTGATGATGCCCTGCGCCTCGGCGACGGTCGTCGTCGCGTCGGCGTCGTCGATGGGGATAACGGTTTCGGGCTTGATGGAGTCAGGTAGAGGGATCGGCGCAGGGTCAGTTGTCAAGGAATCCTTTACGGCTGGCGCCGGATCGTTGGCCGCCGTGTCGCCAGCGCCGACTTTCCCCGGCGCGGATTGCTCAATCGGATTTCTACCTTGCTTAATTTCGTGCTGCAGCCACTTGACTTCGCGCTTTTCTTTGCTGGAAAGAACTTCGCCGCTATTCTGCTTGATTTCTAGCTCAGACGCCTTCAGTGCGCGATCGTGTCTCTGCCTTGCCAATTCAATCTCGCCATTTCTCTGATTGATCTGCCTTGCGTCTAGCGAAACATAGCCATCTTTTAGGCGCGCTTCGATCCTCTGAATTTCAATGGCATTCCGTAGGCTTTCAAACGCATTTGTTCCAGAGACATTATTCGTGAACTGCGTATTAAACGCACCCTTTGAATGTCCAGATACTCGAATTTCTTTCCAAGCAAGTCCGGTATCAGGATCAAACACAGACAGATATGCAGACGGCCCGACAGCGCTGCCAGAATATTGGATTTCAACATCAAGGCCAACGCTTCGGAGCATGCCGGCCAATCGCCCCGCCTCTTCATGAATCAGATCGCGGCCTTTATTTGGCAAACCGGAAGTATTGTAAAGGCGACCGTCTGCCCGCAAATCTGCTGCTTGAGTGGTTGCCTCGCCATTTTCGGCCTCTGCGGCGGGCATTAACTTTTGTCCAGAGGCCGAATTTTCGGAGGACATAGCGCGGATAGTAGCATCCACATCCGCCTGCACCTTTGCCGCCGCCTCGTCCGGAATCATCATCAGATCAGGCTGGCGCATCGTCACCGGGCGACCTTCCATCAGGTCGTCAATCGCCCCGGTCAGGTTTGCCACATGGGCATCACGCGATGCCAGATCAGCCGGCAGACCGAAACCGCTGCGCTCCATCTTCAGTTGCTCGTTCTTCGCCAGCGCCGCGTCGATATGCTCTGGCGCCAGCATCTCGGCAATCTTGGCCTTGTACTCGGCGACCGCATCGGCGCGGGCCTTCTCGCCGCGCAGTTGCAGATACCGGCCGCCGCCGGCAAACGCTGCGCCAAGGATCGCGTCGACCGCCATCGCCTCGCCGTCCAGCGCCTTGAACTGCATCGCCAGATCATGCCGGCCAGCCTTGGCGTAAATCTCCGAGGTCGCGCCGCGCTGGAACACGCCCTGCGCCAGGTTGATGCCGGCGCCGTACAGCACGTTCACCCCGAGCCCGGTCGCGCCCAGCGTCATCGGGGCGATTACGCCGGCCGTCATGGCCGCACCCTGCACGCCGCCCACCTTGCCCGCCGTTTGCAGGTCGACGCCCTTGTCGAGAGCATCCAGCGTGCCGCCGACCGTTTCATTGACCAGCACGCCGGGAGCGCCGAAGGCGACCGCCTCGCCGCCGATCTTGATCAGACCATGCAGCAGCTGGCCGGCCATGCCGATTTCTTCAGGCTTCGGCGCCAGGTGCCGCGATAGTTTGTCAGCCGGCGCGACGATATGCTCGAAGACCTTTTCCTGCGCCTTAATCGCGTCGCCGGTCAGCATGTCGAAACTGCCGGCCATCGCGCCGAGGGCAAGGCCGGTCGTGCGCTGGGTGTCGGCCAGAAGCCGCCCGACGCCGGTCACAGCGCCGCGCCCCATGCCGCTGAAGAATCCGGCCGGCTGCGACAGGTCGAGCGGATTCGCCCGGGCCTGATCCATCAGCGTCGCGCTTTCGTGATCGCCGGCCAGGTCGAAGGCGCTCATTTCGGAATCCGATCAGCCAGCCCGCTCGGGTCGTTCGGGTCAGTCACGCGCAGCAGTACCGGGTTGCCATCCTTGCCAAGCAGGTAGCCGGTCCCCGACTTCACCAGATAGCCGCCCTTCGTGTTCTGCAGGCGCAGGCGCGGCCATTGGTCCTTCATCTGGGGAACGCCGGCCTGCTCCACCGCGCGCCCGAATTCGGCCTTTGCCACGGTCTTGAAGGTTGAGTCGTCCATGCCCCACGGCTTGATCACCACCCCGCCGTTGACGTCGGCAACGCCGCCCGTTGCCCGTTGTACGGCTTCCTTCAGCATCGAATCGTTCAACTGCCCAGAATAGTCGCCCTTCTGTGCTGTCAGCGCGGCATAAGCGGCGCGCGTGGCCTGATAGGTGATCTGCATCGCCTCGGGGTTGCCCGCGAACGCCTCGCCAGCCATGCTGTTGAACTTCAGCCGGATGTCGGCATCCTTGGGCATCGGGAAGGTCGGCTTGCCGTCCTGCCCCTTCGCATCCTTGCCGGGGTTCAGCAATCGCTCGCCGGCCAGCAACAGGCCCGCCGTACTACCCGGGGTGAACGTCTCGTCGCTGAAGAATCCGGAAATCTTCATCGGCCGCTCGCGCGTGGCGATCATGCCGGCCAGAGCTGTGACGGGTGAATCCGGCGCGATCTGCTGCATCGTGGCGCGGAATACCTTGTCGTCGCTGAAGCCCTTGCGCAGCAGCTTGAGCGTTTCGGTCTTGGTCGAGTCGGAGGCGTCGGCGAGGAACTTGGTCAGCATCGCGGCTTCCTGCTGCATCAGCCCCTTCGGCGCGACGCCGGACCGCCTGCTCTGCTCGGTCAGGATGGCGACACGGTTCTGCAGGTTCGATGCCCAGGTGTCCGGCTTGCTGAAGTCCAGCGGATCCACGACAGCGCCCTCGCGCGCAGCGGCGTATTCCAGCGGAGCGGTCTGCAGCTGCTTGATGCTGGTCTCGACGAACTTTGACATCTTGCCCAGGTGCGTGATCTGCTCCTTGGTCGGTGTCGGGCCGTAGCTGGCCGCGAGGTCTTTCACCTTGGCCTGCATCTGTACCGGCGTCAGGCGCGAGAATTCTGCGGTCGCCTTCTGCTCGGTGGCGATCTGTTCGGCAAAGCCGGCCATCGGCGTGCCCTTGCTGGCCTTGTTGAAGGCATCGAACTCGGTCGGCGGGATGTCGCGCCCGTTCTCGACATACCACGACAGCCGTGTCGCCATCGTGTTGAGTTGCGTCAGGCGACGCCGCTCGGCGATCTCGCCCATCGTCGCCAGGTGCTGCTGGTATCGCTGCACCTTGGCATCGAGGAAATTGCGTTTTGCCGGGTCAAGCTCGGCGAATTGATCGGAGGCCAGCGACTTCGACAGCGCCCCCAGCGCCTTGCCGTCGCGCTGCGCCGCCGTGACTTGCCTATCCAGCAGCGTGAAGGTCACGCCCTCCTTGAAGCCGGCCAGCGTTTTCTCTATGTCGTGCGGCGACATGCCGGCCTGCGGACCAGCAGCTCGGATGAACGTGTCGAGGTTGCCGATGGCCTCCTGCCGCTGCGCATCGCCGCGCACGGCGTACCGCTGCATCTGCTCGACGTAGGCATCGATTCCGCCGCGAATGTCCTGCTGGTCTTTCTTGACGACCATCTGCCGGACGCTGTGCTGCGTGCGTCCGATGTCGTCGGTCAGCGCGGCCTGCACAAGCTGCCGGTTCTCGTCGCTCACCGTGCCCAGCACTTCGTCAATGCGCTTCTTCGATTCCTTGGCGAATATCTCGCCGGCCTTGTCCTTGGCGTAGCGGCCGTCCGTCAGGCCGAGCGCGATGTCGTCGTGGACTTCGGAAAGCACGTTCTTGATGGTGCCCTGAGCGGCAACAGCCTGCGCATGGTTCGCCGCTGCCCGCACGCGCTTGGCCTCCTGCTCCTGCTCGTGCTGGGCCTTGAGTTCGACCGCCATGAACGCATCGGAGGCCACGTCCAGCCCTTTTGCCAAGGGCCCTGCCACATCGGCACCGAACGCCGCCGCCGGCAACTGCCCGCCCTGAATAACGGGCGCTGCTGCTCGCCCGCCGAAGTTCCCCATCGGTATGCGTGCCATGTGTCAGTCCCAGCCGTATTGAGAGGCGGCGGTGTTCAGCTCGTTGCGATATGCCATGTCGCCGCCGTATTTCGATCCGAGCTTCCCGCCTGTGGCCAGCAGCGAACCGGCTGCGCTGGCATACCCTTGGGCCTTGGCGTTGCTGCCCGCCACGCGCAGCCCTGATGCCTCGCTGTCGAGCTTCTGGCCCTTGCGCGTTCCGGTCAGCAGTTCGGTCAGGGCATCGCCCTCGCCGCGCTGGATGATGTCGCCCTGGATCATCAGGGGCGTCCCGGCATCCGCCACCACACCAGACGCGGCCAGCGCCGAGCGTGCGGAGGACTGCTGCGACTTCGCGGCCTTCCTGATCTTGTCGGCATTGACCTGGCCCAGCTCGCGTTCGGCCTGCGCGTCAGCAGTCGCCTGCGCGGCCTGGTAGTTCGCCATCTCCTGATCTTTTTGCCCCTTGCTGATCGAGGACATGACCTGCATGCCGCTCGACGCAATCATGAATATTTCAGCCCCTGTGCACATCGTCACACCCTCCGCTTGAACACGCCGCCCACTTGCTCGAAGCCGAGCCGCTGATACATCCGTCCGGTTTCCTCGACCTTGACGCCGGTCGTGATGGCAAGCGTGATTTCCTGCGCGCCCTGGTTCTCTGCCCAGGCGCTGAATTCGGACAGCAGATACCACGCCGCCATGCCGCCGCGCTTGCCGGGGGTCACGAACAGGGCCAGTTCTGCCGCCACCCTGGCGCGCGAGAACCACGCTTCCGCCATGTAGCCGACCATCCCGCCATCGATTTCGCCGTCACGCTCATGCACGCGCACGAAGCCACCGGTCTGCATCAGCGTCTTCAGGGTGCTGGCGACCTTCTCGCCGTCATAGGCCATGAAGGAATACCGGCTTTCGGCGTGCATGATCTGCCCGAGAGCCACCATCGCCGCAATGTCGTCAAGGGTCGCGTCTCTAACCATTGGCCGACACCTTCATGATGACCGCGAGAACCTGCCACGGCAGCGGCTGGGTCTGCTGAATGACAATCGTCTTGTTGTCGCCCAGCATGGAAACCTTCTTGTCGCCGGTGAATGGTTCGACGGCAGAATTGAGGATGCCGGCGCCGAATTGACGGAAGGGCAGCGTCTCGCCCTGCACGGTCGCGCCCTGCGTTTCGTAGAATCGGACGATGGCCTCGTGAATCGACAGACCGGCCGCCGCGCTGGTGCCGTTCGGCGCCTGAACTTCCGGTTCCAGTGTCTCGATCTCGGATTCGTAGTGCAGGCCGATCTCGATGGCGTTCGCAGCGCGCGGGATGGTGATCGCCCCGCTCGTCACAACCTGCTGCGGCATCACCACGCCATCAGCCACTACATCGACCGTCTCGCCTTCCAGGTGATCGAGGCCCGTCCATGTCGCCGTGCCTGCGCCGCCGCTGGTTCCGGTCACCGCGCAATCAGTGTTCAGGGTTGAATCCATGTATTCGACGTAACGCACGTCCGCGCCGTCGATGGTGCGCTTAACGATCACCCACACCTGATCCTCGGCACCGTTCGGGATGCTGGCGACGGACTCGAACAGCCCGTCAGTGGTGCGCCTGGCCCAGCCGATCACGTCCTGATCACGATCAATCGACATGGAGGGCATGACGCCATCAGCGCGCACCATCCAGACGACCTGATCCGGTTCCTGCGCATAGGCCATCTCGTAGATGCCGCCATCGGGGATATGCTCGGACAGGATCGACACGTCGGGGCTGTTGAAGCTGTCGATGTCAGCCCGGTAGCCCAGGGCGCGAATCTTCTCGCCGCCCCGCGTGACAAAGATGATCTCGCTCGACACGCGCACCGGCCGCGCCACGGACACGCCGTAAGCAGTCTGACTGCGGATCTGCACGTTCGTCGGGGTGATGGCCGAATCGTTGCCGCCCATCATCGAGAATTCGCCGCCGTAGGTCATCGGCAGCAGGATCCGCGTCGACGCCAGGTGTTCGATGGGGTTGATTTGGTCCGATGCGATGGTGAAGGCGAACCCGTCCGAATCATCAACGCCGTCGCTGAAGTTGTAATACTCCCCGGTCCTGCTGCCCCACAGCGTCTGCGGATAGCCCGGCGAGCCGGCGCAGATCAGCCGCTGCTCGAACAGCGTGCCGCAGCGCGGGTATCCGTCCGTCGCATTCCAGACCGCCGAGCGCAGTGCCCAGCCTCCGGATGCTGCCGCCGTGGTGCTGTTCAGCACGGAGCGAATCACGCCAGTGACCACCGTCGAGGACGAGAACGCGGTGATCTCGACCAGGCCGGCATTGATCTCGACAAACTTGCCGATGTCGGTCACCTGCGCCGAGTTCTTGAACGCTGCCGCCGCTGCCGTCAGGGTGATGGCCGCGCCCTCCGGATCCTTCACGCTCGGCGTCAGGCCGGTCTTGGGGGATTCGGTCAGGGTCCAGCTTTGCGAGGCAATGGGGCCAGCGGAAGCGAAGGCATCGACAATGGTCACCGTGACGACTGTCGTAGAGGTGTAAGCGGTGATTGTCGCAAGCCCCGCCCCGCTGGTGATCTGTCGGCCTACGTCTGCCGCCTCGAAGCACGCCGCCGCTGCCGTCGCTGTCCGTCCTGTGCCGACCGCAGCAGAGGATAGCGTCAGGGTCGTCGCCGGCTTGTCGCCCTTTTCCTCGCTGGGCTGCACCTGCCACGGAACCGCCGAGAGCTTCCAGCTTGTGTTGCTCAGGCGCACCAGGCGATAGATCGGATACGACGGATGGAACAGGAACATCGTGTCCGCCGACTGGACATAGTGAATGTCGTCCAGTTCATCGTCCTGATACGGACTGGCGACTTCGACCGGGACCGTCGCCACTTCGATGCGGCCTGTCGTGGTGTAGAACCGCACGTAGGCGTCGCCGAATTCCAGAATGAACGCCTGCGTCCGGTTGAAGATGAACGGGATCAGGCGGGAATACTTGGCGCTGTCCTTGGTCTCGGCAGCGTACCGCGTGCCGGGGGCGCGCTTGGCACCGCCATGCACCTGCGGCACGGCGTTGAGGCATGTCTTAAGACCGTTCTTGAAGCGCGCCACATCGACGCGGCCCAGCAGGCGCGGGGAGATTTCCCCAGCCGTGAAGTTGGTCTGGATGTAATCGACGCGCGCCACTTAGCGCCTCGCCGCGAGAAACGGGAAATCGCCGACTTCTTCGGGCGTGTCTTCTTGCCCGTCGACCGACTTGGCCTGCTTCAGTAGCAGCGTGAATTCCTGATACATCGAATCACGCAGGCTGGTGGACTTGGTCAGCGCATAGGCCATCGAGAACGCCATGTACCGGGTCATCGCCTCGACGAGCTGCGCGTCCCAGCTTGCAACGTCCTCGTTGTCGTAGATGTACTTCAGATAGGCCGGATTGTCATCGATCAGGATTTTGCGACCTTCGAGCCGGTATTCCGGCACGTCACCATCCTGACCGACCGACAGCACGCGCAGGCAGTCGCCGGGCAGCGTGAATTGATACGTCCAATCGAATGCCGGCGTCGCCGAATCAGGCGCAAGAGCCACCCGGCTGATGCAGCAGTTCCAGGGGTGCGAGCGGATCACCGCCTGGCGCGAGTTGTCCCAGAGGTTCGAGGCGATCACGGCCCGGTCGCTGTTCTCGGAGAACGATGCGATGGTGTTCTGCCCAAGCAGGAGCAGCGCGTTCGAGCAGACCTGTACCTTCGAAGTCGCCATGCTTCAATCCTCTGAAACGAAAAGGGGCCGGCCACCCCGAGAGAGGCAGCCGGCGAAACTGACACGAGGCAGGAGGAACCTCATAGGTGTGTCAGGGTTCAGTTGCTTAGGTGCCGTCGACGTACTGGACGCGGACCTTCATCGTGCCGGTCGCAGCCGCAGAAGCGGAAACGGCGGTGATGTCGTAGCTGATCTTCGGATCCTCGGTCAGGCCGAGGGCTTCCCAGATGCGCTTCTCGGAATCGTCGATATTGACGACGCCCGATTCGTGCAGCAAGTTGGCTTCAGCCAGGGCAGCCGTTGCGACATCCACCGCCGAAGCGAAGAAGTCGGCATCGACTACGGCGCCACCATCGGCAGCGGTCTTGTACAAGCCGATGTCGAGAGTCAAGCCGGCGCCCAGGTCGTCGCAGGCGAAGAACAGCGCCGAGACGCGCGCGCTGGACGGGATGCGGCAGAAGCGGTACGTCGAACCCGCATCGCCTCCAGCAGCTTCGACGATGGCGACGGACTCGCGCAGGCGGCCGTGTTGGAGATAGGCGCCAGTCATGTCGACAGGCGTCGCGTCGGCGTTGGTCACCGCCGTGGACTTCAGGTTTTCAGCAGCCATGATTTATTTCCTTTCGTTCGTGGCGGTTTAGTTGCAAGCGATCTGCATGACCTTGGCGTCCTCGATACGGACAGCGCCGAGGGACATACAGGCATACGGCTGCATGGCATAGGACTTGTCCGCGCGCTCGGTCAGGCGGGTCGTGATCTCGGCGCCGATGCCCAGCGCAACGCCGGACTTCGCCCAGGCCAGCACGAGGTCGCTGGTGCCGTTATTGGTGATGCGCTCCGAAGGAACGACGCCGAAGCCGAACAGCTTCTGGCCCTTCGGAATGTCACCCGACATCATCGACATGACCGTGTTGTACTGCGTGTCGGTCAGCGTGGTGTCGTTCAGCAGGTCTTCCAGCTGCTCGGACGTGTAGGCGATGTAAAGTTCCTCGCCGTTCTCGCCGTCGCATTCGTTGGTGCGGAAGTTCTTGCGGGCGGTGATCAGCTTCGCCTTGGTCAGGCCGGCCGAGCCGTGGGCGATCTTCTGCGCGGCGGGCAGGGCGACCGATCCGGATGTCGAGCGAGCGTTGCCGTTCATCGCGGCAATGATCACATCGTCCTTGGAGCGGTTCATGGCGGCGACGCCGGCCTTGAGGTAGTCGCTGGCCGGATCGGCGAGCATCTTCTTCTTGTCCATGTCATCGACCAGATCGGCCCACTCGTAATCGTCGAGGTCGACGTAGCGGGTGGAGTGCGGGGTCTCGATCAGCGGGGTGTCGCCGTGGCGCGTGGTCTTGCGCTGGGCGGCGGTGGCGCCGATGCGGTTCATCTTCTTCGATTCGCCGACGATGCCGGACTCGACAACGACCTTCGACTCGAAGCGGGATTCCATCTGCTGGGACAGGTGGTAGAAGTTCGCCGAGAACTGCGTGACGAACGCTTCGGTTACTTGAAAGCTCATGATTGAATCTCCCGAAAAGGGGTGGAGTAAATGAATCGGTCTTTTCGGGTTGTTCGCTCATTTAGCCTGCGGATTACGCGGCCGAGCGGCCCAGGTGCTGCGGTGTTCGGTGCTACGGTGCAGGCGGCGTGCCGTTGTTCCTGCTCTGTGTTGCGTCCGGCGTGGCTGGCCTTGCGGTTGTTCAGCCGTGCCGGGGTTGTGGGTTGATCGTTACGCGGCCTTGCGCTGCTTCTGCTTGGCTGCGGCTTCGTGATGGGCGGCGACCTTGGCTTTCACCGAGGCATGCTTCGGATGCTTGGGATCCCAATACGGCGAGTCCTTCGCCATCAGCTCATCGAGGCTTTCAGCGGCCAGGATGGAATCACCACCGACGCCGGGGTCTTCCTGCATCTCGCGGCCGACCTTGGCAAGAATCTTGATCACCGCCGGCATGTTGCCAATCCGGTTGATCTCCTTCGCGTCGGCTTCGTCGGCGTAGGCGTTGAACGCCTTAAACGCCAGGCGCACATTCTCGGAGGTCTTCTCCGGCGTGCCGTAGTAGTCCTTCAGCACAGCCTCGGCCTTGCCCCGACCGTAATTCACGGCCTGCTCGGCAATGCCGGGGATCATCGCGGCGTATTTCTCCATGACCGTCTGGTACTGCTTCTGGGTCAGGCCCATCTCGTGCGCTTCCTTGCGGAATGCCGCAGTCTGATCGGGATCCAGGTCGAACGCTTCCAGCCCGGCCGGCGGCTCGAATTTGTACTCGTCAGCTTCCTTCGGCGGCAGGCCGGTGTCCTTCATGCGCTGCTCGAGCCCGGTGTAAGACTTCGCCCAGGCTTCGTGATTGATCTCGCCTTTCGCGGCGTCCCAGAACTTGGCCGGGACATGGGTCGGACGGCGTGTGTCGGTCTCGCTGGCCTTCAGCGCGGCCTGTTCTCCAATCGAAGGCGGTGCAGCCGCATCCACCACCGGGGCGGCAGCAGCAGCCGTATCGTCACCCTTGCCGAGCGATTCCAGCACGCTTGGTTCGGTCTCAACCCCGCCGCCGCCAGTGGCAGCGCCTTCGTCACCCGTCGCGGAATCCATCAACCGCAGGCCCAACATCTTACGCATCAGTACAGACATTCTCGTTTCTCCTTAAAGTGTCGGCGGGAACTTGGGCGCCCCGCTCTCGACAGAAACCACCGTGTCCAGGATGAACCGGATCACGGACCGTTGCCCTTCGTGGTACGCGGTTAGGTCAGCATGACCGGACACGAACGACATGCGCGCATCGAAGCGGGCGATCAGATCGTCAAGCACCGTCGCGCCCTCGTGGTGCCCGACGAGCGCGGCGTGATAGGTGGCCGGCGTGACCTGGCTCATGCTGCTGCGCCTTCCATGATCGGCTTGACGTAGCGGTCCTTCTGCTCGTCCTTCACCACGCGATAGAGGCACTTGATCAGTTCATCAAGCCGCACGAACCACGAGTCGTAGACGTTGCCGTTGATCTCGACGCGGCACCAATGGCCGAAGCACTGCACCGGCTCGCCCTGCTGCCCGTCGTACAGGTCAGCACCGCCACCGATGATGCGAGCCCCGGCCAGAGCCTCGGGGGCATACAGCTTCGGCACGACCTTGAGCATGAGCATCTTCCCGGTGATCTTGAGATTTACCATCTCGACAGCATGGATCAGGTCAGGGAGCGAGTCATACGCCAAAGCGAATATCCGCCCGCACCCGGCGACGATCTGGCCTTTCGACTGGCCCAGCTCGATGCGCTGGATGATGCGCAGGTCGGCGATCTTGTCGGGGGACATCATGCCGCCACCTTCCCGCCAATTGCGCCAGCCGTCTGCGCCATCATGGCTGCCTGCTGCTGCTGGGCCTGCTGCTGGCTGCGTTTCTCGCGCAGTGAATCGATGTCGTCCTGCTCGACTATCAGGTCGGCGGGGATGCCGAGAAGTTCAGCACGCTTGCGCGTGGCCTTGTCCCAGGCGTAGTTGTCGAGCAGCGACGTGTTGCCAGTGCCGGCGACTTCCTGCACCAGAGCGGCCTCGTAGCGGTCCATCGCCGCGACATCGACAGCCTTCTGGCTGCGTGCGATGGGGCTGCGGTACTGCGTGCGGAAGTCGCGGCCCGCCAGTTCGCGGGGAGGATTGCCGAATGCACCATCGCGGAACATCAGGCCGAAAACGCGATCGATCATCCGCGCCATGTACTCGGACTGCATCCGGCCGAACATCGGACCAAGCTGCTGGCGGATCAGGTCGACGTTGATCGTCGCCTCGGTCGCGGTGATGGCCGGGCCGTCCTTCGGCGTCAGTTGATCGGCCATCAGCACCTTGCGGATGCTGCGCTGCAGGCGGTCGATTTCAAGGACTGCAATGTCGAACTTGCTGGCCGGCTGCAGCGCCTTCATGCTTTCGACGCTGTTCGCCACGATCACCTTGCGAGGGCCGATCCGGATTGTCTTCGGGTTCAGGACTCCATCGTCCTCGGCGATCCACATGCCGGCGATTGCCATGTCGGCATTGGCCAGGACGTAGCGGACAACCTCGTTCAGCGTCTTGGCATCCGGCAGCGCGTCGTGCATCGGCCCGAGCGCATAGACCGAATCGGGCAGTACCTGCCAGCGCGGCACCACGACCGGCATCTCGTGATAGCCGGACTCGCGCAGGATCGTCTTGCTGTCCCGCTCGAAGTGGCACGAGGCGATGGGCATGTTCTTCGCCTGGTTGCCCTTGGCGTCCTTGCGCGGGTAGATCGCCCAGACGACATGCACCGCCTCGTCGGGCTTGGTTGTCGCCAGTTCCCGCGTCTTCTCGCTGACCATGTTCGCGCCGTACTCGGCGACGGCCTGCTCGGCGGACATCACAACCTCGCGGAATACCGTGTCGATGGCCCCGCCGCGTGTCGATGCGCCGAAGTAGCACGAGGCCAGCGGCCACTGCTCGAACTGCAGGCCGGTCTCGTTCTCGCCGATGAACATGGCGAACTGGCCGGCGATGGTCATGTCGATGCAGCAGTCGAAGCCTACCGCGTCGAAGTTGCTGGCGTGGATCTGCTCCCAGATCGACTCCGCTACTTCGTCCAGCCACTTGCGAGCCGCGTCCTCGCGGTCCTCGTTTCCGGCGCCAACATCGAGCCCGAACCAGCGCGAGTTAGCCGGGGTAAGGCCGGACATCAGCGCCGAGGCGTGGATCCGCACCGCATCGGTTGCCGTGCTGTCGAGCAGCTCCGCCTTCTTGCTCGCGCCCTCGCTCAGGTTGCCTTCGGTCCCGCTCGACGCGAACAACGTGCCGCGCATCGGCATCGAGAAGTCATAGCACTTCAGCCACTCCTGCTCGACGACGGTGCGCTTGGACTTCAGCGCAGCCAGGCGGCGCAGCAGGGCGGCGGTATCAGCGGCCACGTTACGCCCCGAGTGTCGGCTTCGATTGCGCGGAGGGAAGGCCCGTCACCGGGCTCGACAGGTCGCCGCCGCCGCCGGTCGCCAGCAGGGACGATGCGCGAGCCATGCGGCGTCGCTGCGTCTTGGCCTGCGCGGACTTGCCGGCTGCATCCGCATCGGCCTTGGCCTGGTCGGCAATCGGCGAGGACTGGACGACAGGAGGGGGAGATTCGCCGCCTCCGAAAATGGCATCAAAGCACATGATCAGCCTCGCTTCGGTGGGGTTCGGTGTGAGGGGTGCGGAGCCTCGGGCGGGCAGACCCAGCCCTCGGGAGTCAGCACGGATTTGGTCAGCGTCCCAGCCGCCAGCATCGCCATCGCCTCGTCGTAGGAAACACCAGCGCGGGTATTGATCCCCACACCAGGCGGGCGGATCGGATCATCGACGGTCGGAGCGGGCGGAGCGTCGCGGTGCTTGCGCACCCGATGCGTCCGGCCAGTGGCTGCGGCTTCCAGCGCAGCGTCAACGCTGTGCTGCGTGTCTTCGGGGTTCGCTGCTTCGCCTGGCACCTGCACGGCTACGGATCGGGACATGGGCTGACTCCATCGGTTCGGATGGAGCAGGTTTTACCCGTCAAGACCCCGCAGAGGATTCGCTATTGCGTATTTCGCACACGCTGGCGTGCAGGATGACCAAAGCCCTGCCGCTCTCAAATCCGGGCTCGCTGCCGTCTTTCCACCTGGCCACTGTCGTCATCGGCACGTTCAGCGCACGCGCCACGTCCGCATTGCTCCAGCCAAAGCCCTGCAGATCCACCAGCAAACGGAACCAGTCGACCGGCTCGGGACGAACGATCAGCCAGGGCCAGCGAAAATGTGCGCGCGCGCGATTGGCCAGCGTTGGCCGCTTCATCCCATCCGGTCGCTTCATCCCCTCCATCGATCCACCCTCGTCCGCTGCCCGGTTGATCGTGCCAGCGACCGGAACCTGGCCAGTGCCTCGTCGTGGATCCGGTCCAGCGATGCCGAGATGCGCACCATCAGGGTAGCACCAGCCCGCCGATGGCGTGCTGCCAGAGGATGTCGATTTCTTCGCGCGTCATTTCTTCACCTTGGCGAGTGCGGCGTTGATCCTGCCCATCACATAGTCGTAGTCTTTCCCACATGTGGCGATAGCCGACTGTGCATCCTTCAAAACATCCATCAGTTCGTCACACTGCCAAGTGCTGTCCTCGCTCCTACGCTTATACATATCGCGTTCGTCGCGCACATTCTGTAAGCATCCCGTCAAACCAGACGCTAGCCATTCGAGCGGAATCCCCGCACACGCATTCACGCAGGCCACGATGCGGCGTTCGTTGGCTTCGTTTTCATCATCGTCACGACTCATGCAGGCAGTGGGGCA